CACATTCAAAGTATGATTCTAAGAATGGCAATATTTTTTTCTTCATCCAAAAAAAATCAGGATCAACTGCTAGGAAATACTCACCTTTTGCTCTTTTCAAACATTCGTTAAGACCTATTCCGTGTGCCCCTCCACCTCTGCCTTGCCATGTTGGATGTATGATTTTCACTGATGGATATTTTGTTTTAATTTCTTGAGAATCTTGCGTTTCATTAACATTTTCATTATCGTGAATTATAAATTCAAAATCTTCGCTGAATTCATGGAAATATTTTAATTGATATTTAATGAATTCAAAAGAATCCCAATTTACAGATGCAATTGTCCATTTTGGTTTAATTGCGCTTGTCATAATGTTATCAGAGTGAATAAAAACAATCTTGACACATCTTCTGCCATCAAATAAAATGGTGGTAGGAGGAAATTATGGTACTTAAATGTAAAGATTGTGGTTCTTATTGTATAAATTGGGAATCAACGAGAAATCGTTGTAAATGTGGTGTTATAGAAGGTTTCTTCATTGATGAAGAAACCATTTCTGTTTTATCTGTAGAATTAGATAAAATTCTTATTTGGAAGAATGATTCTGAATGTTGGCAACCTTATGATCAGACATTTTCTTATCCACTAAATTTATGGCAAGGATATAGCGGAGTACCATTTTTAATTAGTTCTAACTAATTCTGGATATCTGGACTTCAAGGAGGACAAGTTTTGATCAAACCAAGAAGAAAACTTCTGTTCCGCAGCTTCAGGACCGGCTTCGCTTGTTTTGCCGGACTTACGGCGTTCTTTATCGTGCGTACTTTCATGGACAATCGTACTGGCAATTTCCCTAATGATATTGATCTGTGCCTCTTCAGGACTCATCTTGCCAGCTTTTTGAGCTTTGTTAAAGGTATCATAAATATTTAATACATTTATACGAATCGTATCAGTTGGTTGAATAGAATTGATAATTTCTTCTGGAATTTTGTTTTGTCTTAAAACATCTGCCGGTAGATTAGCCATCTTATCCAATTCTTCCTGTGAGAAAGTAAATTTTTGTTGGTTATATGGTTTGCCAATAATTGCTTTATTTTCAGCAGAATTATAAAGACCGAAGATTCCTGCTTTTGAAATAGGAGCAATGGTTGTAATGTTTGTTAGATAATTATTTCCTGTTTGTTTATCATAATCTTGAACAATTTTAACTGCTAGTCTTGATTTTTTATAAACTCTCTCTATTTGAGAGCTGTCGGCATCTTCTATGCCAACATAAGATTGTTCATTTAACCATTTTTTAAATTTCATAATGTTTATTTATCATAAAAACAAATAATTTTAATTTAAATTATGGCAAGCCCAGAAAAACATGCTCTTGAACCGTCAACAGCCATTTGGTACAATGGTCTTTGCCAATTGCGGCAAGGAGAATACCAATGGGACAGAAGCAACTTTTATTTCATTACGATCCAGTCTTGGCACCAAACCCAAGTCTTCCAGCAGCTCCCACAATAGAGGAATGCATAGCATTAATTGATTCTAACAATCCTGCCAGTCCTTTCAATAGTTATGTTGGACAAGAATTTGCTAAAAAGAAAATGGCAAGAGTGCTTCTCAACGCTCTTCAGAAACCTAATCATTGTGCTTCTGATGTTGCATGGTTGTTATCAGGTCCATCAAGCGTAGGCAAGACCACTCTCGCTAGAATTTATGCTAAAATTCTTAATCTTCCATTTATTGAGATCCATCCTAAATCTATCAAAACTCTTAATGATATATTCGATGCTATCAATGAAAAGCTTATTGAACGTAAGCCTTTACTTGAGATGAGAGAGATTACTCAAAATAATTATCAAGTTCCTCCGTGTGTAGTTTTTATAGATGAAGCACACAATCTTAATAAAGTTTTTCAAAACGGTCTACTTAAGGCAATAGAACCTAAAGATAGAGTTCTTTTGACAGAAGATCGGAAGTATATCGATACTAAAATGGTTACTTTTATTATAGCAACTACAGATCCTGCTGATCTCTTTGATGCTTTTGTTGGCAGATTCACAGAAATTGCTCTCAATCCATATACAAAGAAAGAAGTTGCACAAATTATACAGTTAAATTTCCCACATTGGGGTGCAGTTGAATGTTCTTTAGCTGCTCATTTTCAGTCTCGATTGCCTCGTAAAGCAATTGAATTTGCCAAAGAAATGGATATGGAGAAAACTATCCATAAAGAAAAGACTTGGCATGAGATTGCTGTCCAAGTAGCAGAAGAAAATCAGATTGATATGCATGGTATGCCTTTAAAGCATTTGCAATTACTTAAGTTTGTTAGTTGCAGGGCTATGTCAAAGGAACGGGTTGCTATTGCTCTTAACATTAGAGAGAAAGAACTTAAAAGCTGTGTGTTGCCATGTCTGATGAATTCTACAATAGACAACCCGGCTTTAGTCACTATTTCCACTGGTGGAATCAGATTAACATATGATGGCTATCTTGAACTCAAGAAGCGTGATATGGTTAGAAGTGTTCCAAAATACTTAGAAGAAGAAATGGCGGAGATTTCAAATGGATAGTATCGATATTGCTTGCATCGTTTTCAAATCAATCAAAGCTAATTGGAGTGAAAGTAAAGATTTTCATCATCTTGTTAGACTGATATGTCAAAATTTAGGAATAGAAAATTCTACAGAAATTTATGACAAATTGAAAAACTCTGGTGGTTTGTGGCTGAACAATCATTTGGATGAACCAATTGAGGACACTGATGATGATCGATTAGAATGTGATCGTGCTAAATTAGGAACAAGCGAAACTATCGGAAAGAAAGTTGTCCAACCTGCAAAAAATCATGATTATCACTAGATATTAGCATGAATGTATTTAAGGAATGGTTACATTTGCAAGAAAGTGTAATCATTAAACATGTTGATCCAGAAGAATGGGAAGAAGCTGAACAAGCTGAGGCTATTGCCAAAATGGTCAACATAAGAATAGACAGTAGTAAGGATTTTACATTTGTCGCATTGAATGATAATGAAGATGTCATAGGTGCTGCTTATACAAATGTTCAAGCTGATCATGATGCTTCTTCTTCTACTGGTGAAGAAATATTGGTATACAGCTTTGATGTTGTTGTTCATCCAGAATGGCAAGGTTACGAAATGGTTGGGATGCAATTGATTAAAGCATGTGAACAAGAACGTGATTCCATAGAAAATGAGAGAGATGCTAAAGTCTATACAAGACTTTGGGTTGTTAATCCTCGTTTAGCACAAATTTTGCAAAATCCAAGATTTGGATATGAATTAGAATCAGAACATGGTGATGGCTCTGCACATCTTGTAAAATATTGAAAAATTGTTTGACTTTTAATTAAGATTGATTATAATAAATGTGTAAGCCCAATTTGGAGAGTGTCCTCGATGGCTTGAGGTCTGGTCTTATATACCAGCACATACAGTTCGATTCTGTAACTCTCCATTTTGCTAACAAACATCCATCAAAAATGATGGATGTTTTTCTATATACTTCAATGAAAAGTTTCATTCAATTTCTTGGGTCTAAAAATTTTATGGAATCTTCTGATTTCATTCTTGATGGTTTAGTTAAAAAAGTAAAAGAAGGATATGACGATACTAGCATGTTGATTCTGGCAGATTATTTGGAAAGAATTGGTAGAGTTGAAGATTCTCAAACCATTAGAGATAATGTAGAAAGCAAAGAAGAACCACCACAAGTGTTTATTGCGCAAGTTTTAGGAGAGACGTTACCTAGAATGTCCAAAAACCATTTATATTACGAAATGGTTAACTTTTTAACACAAATTATGATAAGAATGCATGGGGAAGTAGATGAGTTTTCAATAGAAGCTGCAATTAAATGGTTCGCTTGTGACTATTATGAAGGTTCGGGTAGTGACCTTTATTCTGTTTGCAGCACTTCTGAATATAGACCCGGAAGTCTTACAAATTCTATTGAAGACGAGGATGAGACGACACAAGAATTATATCACAGTTTGCGTAAAAAATACATTGACACTCACAAATATACTTATAATATTGAAGATCTTGAAAGTGATTAATAATAGGATTAATATTTATATGAAAAATTGTGATGACATAATTAAATTCATAATGTTTCGAAAAATATTAAAGTTAAGTGATTTGAAGAGTATAAAAGAAAATGATTTAGCTTATTTGAATCTTAAGCTTTCAGCTAAAAAGGTGAGATTTGAAGTGGATGTTATTACAACTCCAAGTATTCTATCTGAACAAGAAGTTAAACATTTTATAGAAAAGACAAATCCATATATTTCCAAAGAAACAGAAATAAGGAAATATACAAAGAAAGCAAACATATTATTTCTGATTAAAGAAAAGCTATTAGAAATATACGATCAAATGGTTAAGCCTTCTTATTATTTAGTTTTTGATGAAAATAAGAATGATTTTGTTAAAGCAGAAGAAATTCCAGAATGGTATAGGAATCAACATTTAGAAGATTATGATCAAAGCATAGGCGATAATAAGCCAATTGTTTGTTGGAATGAAAATGATGCACAAAAAACTCTTGAATTTATGGCTGCGCCTTATGTAAAAATGGGGATCAAACACTCATTCTCTATTAGAGTTTTTAATTCAGAGAACGAGGTATTGGAACATGAAACTGCGTGATGGTATTGGTCTTGATTTCGATGATGTTTTAATTGTTCCTCAACGCAGTACAATCTCAAGTCGAAAGAATGTCAACTTAGAAAGAAAATTTAATTTTCTTTATTCTCCTCGCACATGGACTGGCATTCCACTCATGTGTTCCAACATGACTTCAGTTGCATCAATGTCAATGGCTAAAGCATTAGCAAAACACAAGATCATTACTTGTCTTCACAAATATTATGAAGAAGACCAATTAATCGAACTTTTTAAAGATGAAAGTTTAAGAGATTATGTTTGGGTCAGCATCGGTTTCAGTGATAATGATTTAGAAAAATTAAAAAGAATAAGTAAAGCATTAGGTTATCAGCCTAATATTTGTATAGATGTACCAAACGGTCATATGGATTGTTTTGTAAGCTTCTGCTTGAAAGTAAGAAGCTATCTGTGGGAATCAATTATAATTGCAGGAAACGTAGCAACTAGAGATATGGCTCAAGAATTATTATTGCATGGTGGAGTAGATATTGCAAAGTGTCAAATTGGACCGGGCAAAGCATGTAAAACTCGTATTGTTACAGGAGTTGGTTATCCAACCATTACTTGTATTGACGAATGTAGTCATGTAGCGCATGGACTCAGCAATGGAGTAAAGAAACTTGGATTGATTTGTTCTGATGGTGGATGCAAGAATTCTGGAGATATCGCTAAAGCATATGTTGCTGGATCAGATTTCGTAATGGTTGGCAGTATGTTTAGTGGAACAGATGAGTGCGACCAAGAAGAAATAATGGTAAATGGCAAGAAGCATTACCGATTTTATGGGATGAGCAGTCACTTAGCGCAAGAAATTCATGCAGAAGGTAAAAAGGACTATAGAGCATCAGAGGGCGAAGAGTTTATAATTCCTGCTAAGGGACCAGTAGATGACGTAGTGCAGGAAGTATTAGGTGGTATCAGGTCTTCTTGTGCATACATCGGTGCAAATAACATCAAAGATATGCCAAAATGTGGAGAATTCATTAGAGTGAATAGGATACATCAAAATGCTTAATTGTTATGATATTTTATTTTCCACAATCATTTGGAATGGACAAGATATAATTCTAATATAGAATAAATTAAACCGTTAGTATAATTTTCTTTCCATTTGTATTTTTCTTTGTGCAACTAATATTGCAAATTTTTTGATAAAATCCTGAACAGGCTGGATTTCACTGGGATTTTTAAATAAATAGGGAAGGAATTGTTTTCTTCGAAATTCTGCCGATTCAAGACCCCATCTCATTGCGTCTAAAAGTTGTTCACGAAAAATTTTAATGTTGTTTTCATTTTGACCATTATACGCTTCCTTACAAACTTTAAGTAGGGAATCATATTTTGTCTCATCATCTTTAGAAATTTTTAATTTTCGAACTTCGTTATTTAATCTTTCTCCTCCGTGTGGATATGTGCGATCTTTGCCGAATTTTGGGTCAAAGGGGTTTATGGTGCCTCTGTTATTCGGACTTATATCAAGTAATTCATACGGTTGCAAAGCCAAGAACGCAAGTTCTTGTTTGCTAGATCCAAGTATATAATCAAGGCTGCCGAATAGCGATTCGTATTCCTTATTCAGATTAATCATTCTATTTTCAAGAGTGATTAATCTAACCAGTGCTTCAGCATCTCCCTTAGATGATGAATGTTGCGGAAGTTTTTGCCATTTGTCTGGTTCGTCATCTAAATCACTAAGGAATGGCTTTTGTTCCCACTCTGGTTCTGTTGGCAGACCGAATTTCTTTTGGAGTACCCTCCTTGGCACGGCAAATTTTCCTTTAACAGCTGGAATCATTTCATTAGGATCATCTTTAGGCATGGCTTCGGGGTTTTGTTTGTCTACAAGATCTTTTATACTGTCTTTTTCTATGATTTCTTTATATTTATTTAAAAACGCATCTCTCCCAATTTTAGCTAATTCTTTTCTTAACTTATTAATGTTTTCTCCCGGCTCGCGCTGAAAACCCTGAAAGCCAATCAAATAATTTACATGTTTTCGTGCGTCTTCAAGCTTTGGACTAACAAGAACAACAGTATCTTTATAAGCTTTTTTAATACCATTTATCACATTTGTATGAATTTTATTTGCAACAGTTGTAGTTAAGCTGTTACTGTAAATCATTGTTTCAGGAGTTTCTGGTGGCTGGGGCGGTGTTCCCGGTTTTTGACCATTTTGTTCAAGAAAGTAGTTAGAATTCCTGTTTTTTAACCAATGATAAAAATTCGTCATAATGTTAATCCAAAAATGTAATTGTTATTATATACTTAATCTTATGATTTTTTCGGTAATCCATTGATATGTTTTTTCTATTCCATCACGCAGTTTGATAGTTGGTTCCCATTTAAGAATTTTTCTAACTTTTTCATTATTTGAATTTCTATTTAAGACACCTCTAGGACCAACAACATTTTTTCTGGGAAACTTTTTACCTGCTACATCTTCAACTGTGTCTAAAAGTTTATTAATTGATACTTGTTCTTCTGATCCAATATTAAATATATCAAACTCATGATGATTGAATACTCTCATTGTTCCTTCAATACAATCATCTATGTACATGAAGCTTCTTGTTTGATTGCCATCACCCCAAATTTCAATTTCCTTGTGTTTTCCTAATACGCATTCTGCTACTTTTCTACACATAGCTGCTGGAGCTTTTTCTCTTCCATCGTTATATGACCCCATAGGTCCATATACGTTGTGATATCTTGCAATTCTTGAATCTAATTTGCCTTCTTCTTTAGCGTTGATTAGTAATCTTTCTACGAATAGTTTTTCCCAACCGTATCCATCTTCAGGCATTGCTGGATAGACTGCATCTTCTTTTAGATCTATTAATCTTTCTCCTTGTGCGTAATCAGGATAGACACAGGCAGAACTTGCGAAGAAAAATCTTTCTACATTTCTTTCTATCGAACATTTTATTATGTTTGCGTCTGGGATGACACTAAGCATACAATCAGTTTTATTATTTGCTATAAATCCCATTCCGCCCATGTTACATGCAAGGTGAAATACTTGTTTACATTCTTTAAGGAGGTGCTTTATAAAGCTGTAGTCCATTAGGTTGTTGATTAGGTTTTCGCATTCGTCATGTAATTGATACCATTCGCTTAATGGTTTCTTGTCTAAGCAGATTATGTTGTTGTTCTTTTTAAGAAGATTAGTGAGATGTCCACCGATGAAACCACCAGCACCAGTTATTAGGATTTTGTTACGCATAGTTTGCATTCCTCCCACTCTCTCCACCAGTTTTTCGTATTTGTGTGCATTTCGAAGCCATTCCAACTGAATGGTCCGTTTTGCTTATAATTGTCAAATGGTTTTCCTGCTTTGATATAGTTAAGGTTATTTTTTAAACCTCTATTGATTATCAATCTGTGAATATAACTTGAGAATGTACTTCCGGGGGTTCCTACAAATTCTTCAGAGTAACCCATAATTAGCAAACTTATTAAGCCAAAGACAATTTCATTATGAAAAGGAAGTCTCATAAACTCTTTATCAAACTCATCGTTTATAATATCGTCTACAAATATACATTTTATTTTAATTTTGTCAGAAACTCTGTTCTTATCATCTGTTGAAACGATTAATGGCAAATTTGTATTTATGAAGTATTTTTGACCATTGGCGATGTTCTCTGGGGTAGTGTCATATTTGTTTGCGTGATCAGTTAGTCTGATGTGCATACCACGAAATTTTCCTAATTTCTTAGCAATCTTTTCTGCTAAATCGAGATATTCTTTTTTAAATGTTAATCTTGATAAGAAAGAATCTAATGCAGGTGGTCTGTTAAAAAAAAAGCGTGAATAAAAAGCAAAAGTAAATTTAACAAAATTGACACTAGAATTATTTACTGATGGTACTAAATTTCTTCCTTCTGCAAATTCTGTTTCATGTGGTCCATCTTGACATTTGTAGTAAAATCCCAATATATCATTTAATTCTAAACATTTAATTTTTATTTCAGAAGAAATATCATTTTGATTGATTACTGAATAGAATATATCATTTGGAATGTCAAGCAAATCAAAAATTATTGGTATGCTTGATCCCGAATATAATCTTTTTCTTTTTTCAGGTATTATTCCACTTGGACTTATTGTTCTGTTTTTATCTACACGGGTCTTATAAAAACAAATGGGTGCTTTTTCCATAAAAGCAATACCAGCACCCGTCTCTATAGACATTACTTGATTGATTAGTCCTGCTGTATGTATTTTCCAGTAAATGTTTTTATTTTTCGGTTTTTGGAATAACATAATTTACTTTCGAAAAATCTTTTGATTTACTTAAAGTAGCAATTAGGCTTGTGTTTTTTCTGGCTTTAGGACATGCAGGAAGATGTTTTTGAAGAAATTTTATTTGTTTTTTATTTATTCTTATATTATTATCATGATCATCATCACGACCTAACGATTTGTTAAGCTCATCATTAGTTATTTTGTACAAATCTTCTCTCTCTGTGAGAAATTGTTTAAATGTTTTCATAACTATAATATCTATGCTTGGAGATAAAATTATGATTAGTCTGAATGAATTTAAATCTGCTTCAACATTTCAAAATGTAATATCTAAATTGTTTGAGGCAAGGGATTTTACTCATAAAGCTCATTTATTAGCTAAATCTAGATCTTATGCAGAACACAAAGCATTGAAAAACTATGATAAATTTGGAGATTTAGTAGATACTCTTTACGAAGTTTATTCTGGTCAATATGGGTTGGTTAAATTTGAATTAAGTAAAGCTCCAGATATGGAACCAATTGCTTATTTTGAAGATTTAGGAAAATTTTGTATCGCTGCCCATGATGCTATTGAAAAACGTGATACACATTTACATCAATTGTTAGACAATGTTATCGAAGAAGTGTATCACGTTTTGTATCGCCTTCGCTTCTTGAAGTAAGCTTGACACGATTACCGGGATCGGTTATAAATGTAGGTGTGCTGTTGAGGTTTTCAGCGCACTTTTACAGGAGAATAGCATGTTACGGAAGGCACTTCTTGGTTTCGCTCTTACCGCTGGTGTTGCATTTGCTGGTGAAAAGGGACAAGCTCCCAAGGCTCAAGCTCCCGCTGCACCTGTTGTTAAAGAAACACCCAAGGCTCAAGCTCCCGCAGCTCCCATTAAGTTAGTGAGTAAGAAGGAAATTACTCGTGAATATGTTCCAGTTCAAAAGCGTAATCGTCTTACTCTTCGTCAGGTAGGCGTGAACAAGGCTCAGACTTGCACCAATTGTGTTGATTGCCCTAGCTGCAAGAAGTAAGGAGACGACATGCTTCTTTTGCTCTGTGTCTTTGGTCAGATGACTGTTGACTACAAAGTCTTAAAGACTGATGTGGTTAATAGTCAAAACTTCCAATTTCCCCATAAATTTGTGTCGGAATTGGTGCCGAAGTTCTCCAAAAATCCAATTATATTGGTGGAGAAAGAAGGCAACAAGATAAAAGAAACAGAAGTGGGAGAAGTTGTTTGTCTTCAATTGGGTAATGACAACTGGTTGATAGCAAAAGCTGTTATCAACCAGTCAGTACCTAAAGATTATGTCATGCGTGGCATATTTAAGATAACAGAATCATCCATGACATCTGGATGTAATTTTGTTGTGATCAAAGGAGAAATTAGCAAATTTGTTTTAATTTCTCCTTTGTTTGCTTCTACCTTTCCATAAAATATAAAGCAGGGTGATCAAATGGTCACCCTGCTTTTTTATTTCTTTGCTCACTACAGTAGTTAATGAGCAATTTTAAAGAAAACAATTTACATTGTATTGATTTATTTTCCGGTTGTGGTGGTCTTTCATTAGGTTTAGAACAAGCAGGATTTGAACCTTTATTGTTTTCTGAAATAAACGACAAAGCAGCTAAAACATATAAGATAAATAGAAGCAAAAACATTATTCAAATTGGCGACATATATGATTATAAAGATTCTCATATTGATGAACATTTGTCAAGCTGGTCTAGTTCTGGTATTAAAGAAATAGATTTAGTATCTGGTGGTCCACCTTGTCAAGGATATAGTGCTATTGGGCATAGAAGAGTATTTACGGGTATTGCTAAAGTAGATATGCCATCAAATCATCTTTACGAGGAAATGGTAAGAGTTGTAAAAAAAGTTAATCCAAAAATGTTTTTGTTTGAAAATGTTAGAGGTCTTTTAAATGCACGTTGGAACCCGACAGGAAACAAAGGCGAGATCTTTGACGATATTAGAAAAAAATTCGCATCATTGAACGACTATGTCATACGTTGGGATTTAATACTAGCAAAAGATTATGGCGTACCACAAAATAGACCTCGCATAATTATGGTTGGCATTAGAGAAGATGTTTTGCCTCCACATCTTAAAAATTTAACTAAGTCTAAATGCCCTGATGAACCACTAGGTGTGATCGATGGATTTATCCCAAAACCTTATGGCAATCCTCCTTCTCTCTATGATGTTCTTTCAGATTTGGTTGATCCAGAATACACTAAAACATTTGAGACAAAAAATTATATTTCTGATCCATTGAATGAAGTTCAAAAGTTATTTAGGACGAGAAAAGATGGATCGTTGATGAAAAAGGGTGATTTGTTTACTGAACAAGTTTACTCAAAACATGCTGATAAAGTTGTTGAAAAATATGCTTACATGATTGCCAATAATGGTGAAATTTCTCCACTTCATAAAACAAAAAAGTTTGCAATAAGGGTGTTGCCTAAAACATGGGGTAAATCAGGTCCAAATATAACAGTAGCTTCTCTTCCTGAAGATTTTGTGCATTTTAGTCAGCCGAGGTCACTAACTGTAAGAGAAATGGCAAGAATACAAACTTTTCCTGATTGGTATTTGTTTGAGGGACCGAGAATGACTGGAGGCAGAAGAAGAGCAGGAGATCCGTCAATCGGAGTGTGGGATCGTGAAGTGCCCAAATATACTCAAATAGGAAATGCTGTCCCTTGTTTGCTTGGCAAAGCTATAGGATTACACCTTACCAAGCTTCTAAATTTCAATGATGATTAATTATAAACCTAAAGCTGAATCAAGATCAGGATTGAATCTCGTGTCTCCTCTTGCAATTGCAGCATCTCTTTCCGCTTGGTATTCAGCCGCACGTCGAGCAGACTCTGCTGATGCGGCTGATGCTCTTGTTTCTCTTTCACCTCTCTCTTGTCTTATTTGCTCCAAAGTTCTTGGTTCTGCTCCAATTGCTCTGGCTAATAATTCGATTTTCCTTCTGTACACTGGTTCCATGCCTTCTTTTCTTAGAGCAGCATATATCTTTCTAGCTAAAGCGTCTTTAGCTACTCCTCCAAGTTTTCTAACTCCCGATTCTCTTGAACCATTTATTTTGTCAATAATTGTATTATAACTGTCATATCTTGGATCAATATTTGTTTTCAAGTATTCATTTACATAAGGCATTACGCCTCTTTCAAATTCAGCTTTCAAAGTGTCGGCAGCACGGTGAATATCTGGTTTTTCTTCAGGAGTTGCTAGTTCAAATTCAGTATCATATTTTTCTACAAATCCAAGTAATTTGTCATAAAGATCTTTTATAATAAATCTCTTCTTAATTGCTTCAGGTTCTGATCCTTGAGCATCCATGTCTATTGCTGCTTTGAAATGCATTTTATCTAAAAGTTTTCTAAATGATTCTTTGGTAGCTTTAATAATGTGTGCGTAATGTTTTTCTTTTATGGCTGCTATTCTTTGTCTAGCTTCGTCAGCAGTTGTTTCATTAATCAACGACATTCTGTTATTTAAAGCTTTGATAAAATCTAAATGATTTTCCCATTCTTGAAAATAACATGGTTCGAGAATCTTATTTATAAATTTTGTTGATGTCATGCCTCTTTCTGCTGCGTTTTTTAAAACATTTAACAACATGTAAGAGTAATTTTTATTTTCACAAAAATCAGAAAACCTATTAAAACTTTTCATTGTCACCTTTCTATATTAACCAAATTATACAGAATCCCATCCTTTTGTCTCATCTTTTTCTGGATTACCTCTGATAGCATTTCTTAACATATCAGATATGCTTGGTTGATTATCTTTTCTTTTCTTCTCATCAATAAGCGCATTACGAAAATCTTTTTTCATATCAAGAGATATCATTTCCCACCAATATTGATATTCAGGGTCCATTAAAATTTTCGCAGCACTGCTAGGATAGCCACTTTCTATTGACTTTGAAATATATTCTTCAAATTCGTGAAAATTATCAAATTTTTTATATCCGAGTTTAATAAGACTGTAATTGTCTTCTGGGTGAAGTTTTAAATTTTTGATTATTTTTTTTGCTTCTTCTTGATCAGCTTTAGAAAGTTTAGGAATAATTCCATGAGTAATACTACCAAAAAAATCATTAAGAAGACCTGTCATTTTGGCACCACTGTATTTTTTTTCCATCATTTTTAAAAAAGTTTTCAAATCATCTAAATTAGGATTTTTTTCTATATGATGTATATATTTCCATAAAGCGTCTTCTGAAATTGTAGTTTCTAACAACATTAATTTATTGTAAAATTCATAAAAACTAATCATAATAATCCTTAAATGTCATAGGTATCGTATTTGGTATATAATATATCTTTGAGAATTTTCAATGTCATAACCGCATTGTTGTGCAGGATTCCTATTCCACCAGATGCTTCCCATTCGGTTATATTGCTTTCTAGGTCATCAATTAGAATTCTATTGCGTCCAGCATAATTTTGTTTACTGGAACTACGAGGAACGCATATGACTCTTCTTGACGGAACATCTAAATGATTGCTGCACCATTTCTTTTTGCCAATGCAAGCAATTGGCGTTTCTGAACATGAAGTTAATATGGTTGGCGTAAACTGCTTGATGAAATCCCATAGTTCCATGCAATCGTTAGTTCTTTCTAATGATACCCAAAAATCTAATTTTTCTGAAGAACTTAAAGAACTCATTAAATTGTTGAAATGATTTTTAAATGAATCATTAGGAAGATTTTCTTTGTAGACTTCTGAAATCTTACCTGCCAAATCGACTAAAACGCCATCAAGGTCACAGTATATTTCAAAGTCTCTCATAATCCCTCCTGTTAATTCGTCCTTATCTTAGCTTATCAGATTTCAACTTTGATGCAAATTTTTTACTTATCTGTCAAATTTACACAGAATATCTTTTATCGATTAAATAATTTAATCGATCATCTAATTTTTTTAGTAAATTTCTATTGCGTAATTCTTTATAAACAATATTTTCTACTGAAAACTCTCCTTCACGATTTAGCCCAGCTTGTCTCATTTTTCTTAATTTTTCTTTAAATTTAATCATTTTTTTTACATTGCCTTCTTTTACAAGTCTTTTGACTAATTTTCTGTAAAAAATTGCTTTTTTTACTAGCGTGTGATCCAGTAATTCTTTTTTTAATTTGTGTGGTTTTGCAATCCATTTGTCATTTAGTAATGAATACACAGCTTCGTTTTTGGGGTATTCTTCATGAATGTCTTGTGCATAGACTTCTACATCACGGTCATCAATCGTAATATTGTGCTTCTCTCCAAATATTTTCTTTTTGTCAAAAAGAAAATCATCAATCAAATTTTCACAACCTAATTTTCTTTTATCTACAATAATGTGTACATCTATGTCAGAATATTCAGTATAGTTGTAACCTGCATGACTTCCGGTTATAACTATATCTTCTATGATATCATCAGGCAAGTCTGCTTCACGCATCCATAAGTATGCTATATCGACAAGCTTTGACTTGATATCTTTTTTTATTTTTCCATTTTCCCAAACTACATTACTTAGTCTGTTGTGAAATTTATAAGTTAATTCTTCCAAGGTGCCCCCGTTTTGTTTTTAGTCACTCATTTATATTAAAGGAGAGCAACATGAATATTTATGATTACGCAAATGAAAATGACATGTTTGAATCGCAGATTACCAATATTGGAATTGGTATTGACCCAGTAGAAACAAGTTATTGTAGTGATTCTTGGGCATGTTCCCCTGAAGAGCTTAGCAACATCTTGACTTGGGGATGTGCTGATCCATCGGTTATGTTTACTTATGCAGACAGCCCCCATGTTTCTGCTAATAAAATCAGGCGAATTGATCTTAAGAACAAGACTCAGTGGCTTGACTAATCGTTTTCTTCAATAATCTTAACCTCGACATGATAACCCATGTCGAGGATTTTTTTTATTTTTTTTGATTCTTTGATCAAATCATCTTTTGTGCAATTTTCTGGAAGTTCACATTCTTTTTCAATCACAAGTTGTAATTTGACTTTTCTCATATGCTTATGTATAATGATCGTGTTGTTTTTCTTAACAAGGAGTAGTCATGAAAGTTAAGGACGAGTTTGTAATCGAAAAGGAAATTTATCTCATTGGATTTCCTTCAGAACAATTTTATAGAATTATTTTCAGAGACACAAAAACAAAAGTTTGTAATATTTATGAAGACGAAAAAGGTGTTCTTCGTGTAGCTTATGCGAATCACACAGAAATAGACGTTCTCATCAGAGCTTTGAAATACGCACAGAAGACGGTGAAATCATGAATTTTATTGCTTCTATTCTTAAATGGATAAAATCTACATTTTTTGTAGAACCACGACCAATTCCATCTTTTGATGAAGAGCAAGAGCAGCAACTAAAAGAATTGATTAATATGATTAATCAAGAACGCAGGATTAATGGGTTAATGCCATTAGAGGAAATACATGAACTGAATGTTGTTGCGAGAGAAAGTTCACAATTCAATTATCAGTATTATCAGTTTACAAATAAACCTAAAGGAATAACCTTGCAATTCAGGCTTATGAAGCTAGAATATCCTGTTGCAGACAGTGGAGAGATTGTGGTAAACTTAGCTAAGACAGCACAAGATGCTTTCAATCAGATGAAGATTAGTAATAACTCTAGGGAGATGATGAAGAATGGATTCTTTTGCCATGTTGGGACTGGGAAATGTGGGGATTTTTGGACAGCGGTTTTTGCCCAACCTAGATATTGAAGACTATTACATTCCTTTATTCAATGATGGAACGTTGAATAGAAAAGATGTTTGTGTAAATTATGCCAAAATACAGGCAGCAGTTATCATGGTGTTAAGGAGAAACAACCAAATTATTGTTCCTCTTTTCACCGATGTTAATATGGGTAAAGACTTTTCAAGAAGAAATATGCCCGGAAAAATTCATGGATCAACATCGTTAAGTAGAAAGTTTCTTGAAGTAAATATGGGAAAATATATCTTTGAGATTTTAGATTATCCAAAAAAGATAAACATGTCTTTAGGGTTTGAAATTTTTGGAGAAATTATGGATCACGATGAAAAAATTACATTTTTATATCACTAGAATATATTATGCATATATTTTTTGACAAACTAATCACTCTTGAAAGATGTGAAATTCTCAATCAACTTGCTCTTAAATACAAAGATGATAAAAAGTTGAATTATGAAGCAGATAAAACTCATTATGCCAATTCTTATGGTAGTGGGAGAATTCCTGAATATGAAAAATTGTTAAAAGAGTTAACCCCTCTCATAAAGGAAAAGACAGGTCTTCAAAATATTGTTGAGGAAAACTCTTATACTAGAATTTATTATAATGGAGCAATGTTAAAGAGACATATAGACAGGAAAGAACTTGATCTTACTTTATCCTTATGTACATTTAGTAATCTTGATAAACCTTGGGAGCTTCATGTTGAGCTTGATAATGGGAAGATTGCATCATTTGAAACAAAACCGGGTCAGGCTGCTTTAATTCTTGGAAATAAAATGCCACATTGGCGTGATGATTTGATCTGTAGAGATGATCAGTATGTTATTCAGTCTTTCTATCACTGGAAAATTAAAGATCAGCCATCTGTTGCACCTGAACAGCCACAAATATTTAAGAAAATGTTTGTCTGATTGGTAAATATGGCTGGAGGATAGATGCCAGCTAAGTCAGAAAAACAGAGAAAATTATTCGGCGCAGTTGTTCGTTGCAAAAAAACAGGTGATTGTACTCCAAGTACGAGAAAAATAGCTAAAGGCATATCTCTTGAGGATGCAAAAGATTTTGCGAGAAAACCTCGCAAATTAAAAGAAGAATATTCTTTCTCTAATTTTATAGAAAGGAAAGAGCATATGAAATGTGAATGTAAATGTAAAGGTTGTACAACTGGTTCATGCCAGAATTGTTCCTGCAAACCTTGCAAATGCAAGGGATGCAAATGTAAAGGATGATTTTTTTAATAATTATTTTAAATTCAACACTATATAATATTGTCTCGGTTCGACACTATATACATTGTATCACTTTGCCATACACCACCGAAAAACCCGGTGGTGTATATTTTTAGTGTGGCATCTTTGATTTTGGCATAACTGCTGCTACTCTATCTTTCAAATGTTCTGCAAGTTTCCGAACATACGATAATTTGCTATTACTCATTATTCTTACAATACTTTCTAGATAGAAATAAATTGATGAAGCTAGTTTTGTCAACAACAAAACTGTTTCTTTTCCGTCTTCAATTCCAGTTATAATAGTAGTTCCGATAGCTATCGGTCCAGCAATTAATGGATTAATTGCTGCTAGTTTTGATAGTTCTACAAGATTTTTTTTAAGTTCTATCCAGTTTGATAGTTTCTTTGGATGTCTTAATATCTTTAATATGGAAACGCCGTTACTAATCAGTGTATTTGTTGTTGGTCCAAGAAGCATAATCATTTTTTTCATGCCTAATATTTTATCTAAATTTTGAGCAATATTGAGTGCTTTTTTACCATACATAAATACTTCTGCGAAGTTTTTATCTTCTGGGATTTGGTCAAAAACATTTAAAACATCATATTCGCCAAGATGAAATCCCATGTCAGCATATGTTTCAATGTAATTTCTAAAACTAATGTTCATAAAACTATGTAGTTGACATTGGCATCAAAAACTGATACAATCTTATTAGTGGATGCCTGAGTTTGTGTAACGAAGCTGCACATTAAAAATGCAGAATGCTCCACTGTTCTTGTGAAGGAGTATGTTGTTATGACATGTAGTGATTATAAGAATAAGAAAAAACCAAAAAAATCTAAAGAGAAGGAGCTTAAAAAAGCATTTCAAGTAAGAAATTATAGATTCTTTCCATGTAATTGGTCTAAGAGTGCTGATGAAGGATATAAGTATTATCTTATAATTCGTGGTTATAACACAACTTTGGTAAGGCATGAATCAGATTCACCTAGATTTAAGTCAGAAGAAGAAGCTAAAAGCTTTGCGGAGAACAGCAGGGACTATTCATTTGTGCCAGCTTGACACAGGTCGAATAATGTGGTACTATGGTTGTGCCGCAGGTCGTGGCAAAAGTTTTAAACAAGGAGTTAATCATGGAAGACATTAAGGGTAGTTTGCTTTTGACTCGTAAGAATGGTGAAAATATTATCATTGAAATTTGTGGAGAAAAAATTATAATTAATCTAAATAAAGCAACTAGCGGACGAGCTAAGATTAGGATATCTGCACCAAAAAATGCGATAATCAACAGAGAAGAAGTTTACAAGGAGGAAAACTTTTTATTCACTATTAAAAAATGAGGCTTTATGAACATTTTTGATTTTGAAGACCAAGAATTCGGAATTAAGGGTGTTAACAAAGAAGAAATAAAATTACTTAAAAAACTATGTGACGAATATGGTCAAATACCATATCACGGAGCAGAAAAAATAAATTACTATTATCCATATGAATTTTCAGAAAAAGAATGGGTAAATCATACGAAAAATTGCGATAAAATTGTTGGAGAAATTTTAGAAAGAATTAAATACTTGCCAGAAAAAATTGAATGTTTTGATTGGTGGGAAATGGAATCCACCAACTGATGTTGTGGAATCAACAAGATGTTGTTATCGTCTTGTTGGGGTAGTTCTTTTGTCAAGGAGGCTGAATATGATTTTGTTTGCCGTTGCGCTTGCTTTTTCTCAAAATGGATTGCAATTTATGTTGCAAGCCGCATCTTATGAAAGTGATCCATTTAGTAATCCTACGCAAGCAGTTTTAGTATTAAGAATCAATGCCACAAATATAGCTAGGCATATTAACAATAATGAAGAATTGCTAAATATAGCAATTAATTCTGGAGATACTACACATAGAGTAGCAGCAGCTTTCTCTCTAGGTTTAAAACCAAAAGTTAGTCCAAGTCTTTTTAGACTAGCTGAAGACTATAATAGCATGGTTGTTCAAGCTTCTAGAGAAGCTTTTATTTACATTGCAGCAGTAAAATTAAATAAGACAAATGTAGACTTTGGACCATATCCTAATAGCAGTTGTGAAAATAAATATCACTCATCTGCTATGTGGAAGTCTTTTTTTAAGCAGCACAATTTAATTCAGGATCAATATAGTCCTCAACAAAAATCCACGACTAATCCTGTTCCAAACAAAAAAGTACAAGTTAAAAAGTATAATATTTATGAAGATGAAGATGACATATTTTCACCTAATAATAAATTTAGAAAACCAGAGCAAAAACCAGTACAAAAACCAAAGCCAAAACCAGAACCTGATCAAGAATTTGATTTTGACCCAAATGTCCCATTGCCTCCTGATCGATTTGACCCTGATTGGCTCGTTGTGAAAGAACGAGTAAAGAATATGAATCGCTGATCCGAAAGTGCCCTTGACAGCCGTGATGCAATGTGTTACAATACTTGTGTCACGGCAATGAAGCTGTGATTATTACCAAAGTGACCGTGTTCCTAATAGGAGAGTTTGATATGTTGTATTTGAAGATTGAGAATGTTGTTAATAACCCAATCAGTTCAGAGTTTTGGACTATCTGGGGTTCAACCACTAAGAGAGAAGCTAAGAAAGAAGATAAGCGTATTATTGGACAATTTGGATCTGGAGGGAATCACTCTATTGCTCTCTGTCTTCGTCAATCAATCAATCCAATTATCTTTAATGAAAATCAGAAATTGGAGTTTTTCACACAACCTATTCAGCTTGATAGTATTACTGGTTCTGAAACTCAATATCAGGTAGGAGTAAACCATTCTGGAAAGGATAATAAAGGCAAATCTGTGAAGAAGAGAGAAGTTCTCAATCACACTTTGTCTTTCGGGTCTATTGACTGGACTGATATTTCATTCGCAATTCGTGAATTTGTCAGTAATGCGATTGATGCTTGTTATCTTCAGAATCTCGATCATAAAAGCGTTGTGATCGAGATTGTAAATGAACATCAGATTCGTGCTAAGGCTGGAACTGTTCGAGTGTTCTTGCCTTTGACACAAGCTGTCCAAGAGTTCTACAACAACATTGGCAGTTGGTTTTTGCACTTTTCAAATCCAGAATTGCTTGAAAGTGCTGTTTTCCCTCGGCGTAGAATGAATGTTACTGCAAATAAAGGTGCCATGATTTATCGTCGTGGTGTTCTTGTTTGTGAAGTAAATTCAACAGAAGAATCGTTGTTCGACCACAACGTCGATGATATCACTATGAATGAATCTCGTAGCGTGGATTCATGGACAGCCATGAATAAAGCTGCTAGTAATATTTGCGAACTAGCAGAACCTCGTTATCTGTCAACTCTATTGAGTAGTTTTGGCAAAAATACTAAATATTGGGAACACACATTCTCAAGTTATCAGTTCAGTTATATTCCAAGCGAAAGGAAAGAGATTTGGAAGAAAGCATGGGATGGTATTCATGGAGATAAAGCTGTTGTTTGTAGCGCACTTACTTACGATTTGTGCGTTAACAAGGGATACAAACCAGTAATTATCCCAGAAAACTATGTCAAGTTTATTCAAAATTCTGGTATCAGCAGTGATACTGATGTTTTGACAAGCAATGAGATTGACGGTAAGAAAATAACTGATCCTTCAGAAGACTTTGTACAAGCTACAAATATCGTCTGGGATAAGCTTTCATCATTAGGGCTTGTTAATGATAGAGAGATGCCTGTAGTTAAAGGATTTGATCACGATCAATCCAACAATCAAATTGTGTTTGGCTTTTGGGAAAAGGACGTTGTCGCATATAACAATATGATGGACAAAGGTCTTAACGAAATGTTGCTTCACACAGTTATCGAAGAATTGACCCATCATATTACCAAAGCAAATGATGGTTCTCGTGATTTCCAGAATTACTTGATTAAAGTTATCGCTAGAACTTTGTTTAGTAATTTTGGAAAATGACACAACACGAAAGTGTGTCGATCAAGGTAGGAGACATTGTCTCCTACCTTGGTGTCAAGTGCCAAATTATTAGTATAGAATCTATTGGCACTCAATATCATCCCTATTTTCGCTTGGTCCCAAACGAAGAAACTACCAAGCATAAGTCTAATATGATTACTGGTTATGGTATTGGCTATGTTCTTTGCGATAAAGAGTAGCCTTAACATGGAAGGATCTTAGCTATGAGTACTCAAAGAAATGATCTTGATCAAACAACTTTGAAATCAGTTGTATTTGATGTTGATTCTTGGCGTGGAATTACCATTATCAAAGGCAGCGATGAGTTTTTGAAACAACTCAGAATAATTCTTGGTCTTGAATCTCAAACAGCATTATCACACGAATTGTTTTTGAAAGATATTGATGATTGTTTAAGTGCAGAAGAAGCTTTTTATAATGATTCTGATGAATATTCTGTTGTTAAGTTTTATCAACTTAACCAGATTATTTTAAGCAAAAGATATGCTTTTGAAATTGGAGAAGTATTGTTTGCTTGTTTGAGAAAAGCTAACAAGGAAACGCATTTTGTAAATACTTTCTTTGCATTTGCTAAGAAACTTCAAAGTGCTGCCGTTGGTCCCAACAAAAGGCACTTGACATAACAACAGCATTTTGTTACAATGGTGTTGTTGAAAGAATCAAGCGGTCAACTGGAGATGCTTTGTCAGACATCTTATTGTTGTAGGGGAGTCTATCTCCGTACCTCGCTCCTACGATATACCACCAAAATCAAGACGGGATCGGTCTTGATGCTTCAATAACAGTTGACCGCTATTACCACATGGAGGACATTTGCAATGAATATCAAAGGACTGATGCAAGATTTAATTAGAGATTATATTGATGATTTTAAAATTGATGAAAATTTGAATCTCACACTTCGTCAAATTGGTATCGATAGTTTGGATCAGATGGAATTAGGGTATTTTCTGGGAGACAGACTTGATCTTAGAGACAGCATACCTGATGGATTCAGAATTCAGCAAATCATCGAATATCTTGAATCAAAAGTTGGGGAAAAAACTCTTGAAAACATATGACTTGTTAGAAAAAATTGGCAAATTGAAACAACAAATGTGGGATAGGCTACGCAAAGAAGATGTAAAAATTGACTTTGATAGCTATGAAAAAATTTATGAAACTTATCTTGACAAGTTCGGAAGAGATCATATCGTAAAAATGTACGATTCAGTTAATCTATCACTATCGGACTGTCCAATAATGATAGATTAATCAAGGAAGATAGGAGAGATAAGATGGAAAAGACAGCAGATAAGACCGCTAATGGAACTTCAATCCTTCTGCGTTTGTCACCCAATATGGGCAACGAACTTCGCAGAATTGCCAAGATGGAAGAACGGAGCATTACCACCGTAATGCAACGTGCGCTTAGAGCTTATTTCAAGACTGAACATAATCTTGAAATGGCTATCGAAGACTAATTAAAACCAAAGGTGCTATTACTATTTTGTAGTAGCACCTTGTTTGTAAAGTCGCTGTGGCGAAATCGGCATACGCAAAAGACTTAAAATCTTTCGGAAGGTAACTTCCTTGTGGGTTCAAGTCCCACCAGCGACAATTTCATTTTGTATTAAAGGAATAAAATCATGACTGACCAAGTGTGCGAAAACAATAAGTCTAAAAACTTTTTTGATAAAATGTTTTATTTTGTGGCTGTTTTTTCTAAAAAAAACAAACTTGATTACACTGAAAGTTACAAGATAATATTGGAAAAAGTAACTAATAATACACCAAAAGAAAAAAAATATTATGCGAATCTTTTGTTTTTAATTGAAACTATTAAAACAAATCCTAAAAGGTTGATGGACATAACAAATGAAGTAAAAGAATTACCAGACATGAACGATGATGAATTAATTTCAGGGATAATTGAAAACTTTTATGAATTTGCAAACATTGAGTTTAACAAGAAAATATTTTTGCATCCATGATAAATAGTTCATGTTAAACTTTTATGAATTTATGGAAGCTTTTTCCGGTGATTTAGACATTCCTAACACTGTCGATGTCATGCTTAAAAATCTACCAGAACAAAACGATATTATTAATTTTAAAGAATGTTTTGCTATGGCTCATGCTTTAGGCGAGAAAAACTCCAACATTAGTATGGTAAATCAAATTGTTGCAATGTATGCTTCTGGTCATGATGGAGCCAATATGGGACCATATCAAAATGTTACAAAATTAGTATATGAAAAACCAATAATGGGAAATATTTTGATTGTAGACAATTTGAGTAAAAAAGAAATTCAAAAAATAAGAAAGTCTGAAATCAGTAAAGCAAGAGCATTGGGACATGACATTTCTTCTTTGCCAAAAATTGATCGTTTCGGCAATGCTACTGGTACTATTGTGCTAGATTATAAAGTCTGTACATTTCAAGTAAGAATGGACACAAGTCCCAGAACAGGTGAAATATTCGTAACAATGAATGTTATTTTGCTTCCACATCAATACTCAAGTCTTGATGTACTTGCATTGGCTGGAATAATTCATCATGAAGCAAGACACTTACACGATTGTTTCATACATGGATTTAAACAATATTATGATGAAAATTCGACATACAACGAATACTATCAGTCATTTGTCGAAGCTAGAGCTTTCTCTGATCAAATGGTTCAACAGTTCTTGGTGATTAAACGCATTATGAAGGTGAGCAATCAAGAAGTAGCAGAAATTATCAAAGAGCAAATCAACGAACCAGAATCTTTTATGGTTAAAAACATTCCAAGTGATCAGATAAAATTATTTGGCGTTTTTGTTGACGCAATTGTCAGTAATCCAAAGGTGATTTCTTCTAGAAAAGAAATGATATCCAAATCTGTTGTTGAAGAAAATGTCTTGCCAGAAAACATAGTCAATAAATCAATTGAGAAAATAGTTGTTTTATGGCATAATTTTTATGAAACAATAATATCCCCAACCAAAATATTAAGAAATATTGCAGATTCCAAAGGAACAGATATTGACTTCTGATCGTTTGTTTGTTACAATTTTTTAGTACAAACAGATTTTTATGGAGCACAAGGATGTCAGATCTTAATTTTCGTATTGAAAGCAGTCCAAAGGCTTTCGATATTCTTGCCAGTAATCTCTATTCAGATAAAGTTTCAGCAGTCATAAGAGAACTTTCATGCAATGCTGCCGATGCACACGCTGAAGCAGGTATACCACAAATTCCATTTGAAGTCACACTTCCTACATCATCACTTAGTTATTTCAAGATAAGAGATTTTGGACATGGATTGAAAGCAGATCAAATCGAAGATGTGTTTACAGTATTCTTTTCGTCAACAAAAATAGGAAGCAAAGTTTATACAGGCGCATTTGGACTTGGATGTAAAAGTCCATTTGCAATTACAAATTCCTTTTATGTTAATTCATACATAAATGGTAAGAAATTCTATTACAATTGCTGTCGAAAAGATGGTATTCCTAGTATTTCTATGCTTAAAGAAGAACCAACAAGCGAAAAGAATGGCTTGGAAATTATTGTTCCATTATCTAGCTATTCTCAAAAAGAATGGGAAGATAAAGCACAAGATATTTTTGATGTTTTCAAAATAAGACCAATCGTCAACATTAAATTACAATATTTTACAGAAAGTCCAGAATATAAATACGGTCCTAATTGGGACAATACTAAAAAATCTGGCACTTGGGTTGTTATGAACAACGTCAGATATAGACTCGATATCAAAAAAATATATCCAGAACTTAATCAAGCATACCCATTAATTAGCAAACAATATTTCACAAATTGTTCCAAAGGAATTTGCTTCCATGTTCCTCCAAGATCTGTCGAAGTAACTCCTTCTAGAGAACAAATTTCCTACACACCTAGCACTATTGAATTCCTTAATAACTTTATCACAAAAGTTGACAATGAGTTTTATGGCTCCATTCAAGAAAGCTTAAACAAATGCGAAAGCAAGATTAATGCCCAAATGTTGTTTTTGAATATTTGTAAGAAGTTTTATGATGAACATTTCCATAATGACAGACTCACAACTGCAAATGCGTTCACATGGAATGGTAATCCATTATCAGATTATGCCTTCATTACCCCACAAATCTATTATAACGAAACAATAGAAATAGGTCGTTTCTACAAAATATGTAGATATAGTTCTAATATCACAAACAAACTTTTTACTAATACAGATTTTCAGTTTAGCGAAGACCCAAATTTAGAAACACTTTTCTTTTTGATAAACGACACTAAAGCATCTCAAGAAACCATCAGGTCTTGGGTAAACAGAAAAGCAAAGTCTCTTAATAGAAATGTCGTGTCATTCTTAGTTGTAAAAGAAGAATACGCTTTTATCCTTAAAGATTACAATAAAATTAATAATAAATTTATTTCAAAATGCTCAGCATTAGAATTGTATAAAAGTAATGTTAAATCAAAAGCTAAAAACACTGCTAAGAACATTGTTCTGCACACATATGACATTGATTCAAACACATTTATCAAAAGTAATGATAATTGCGAAGAAGATATAATAGAGGACATCATCACTGATAAAAGAACTGTTTACTTCATTGAATATCAAGCAATGCATTATCTTCGTCCTGAAAGCGTAGATATAAATAGCATTGTTCCAAGTACCATATTGCTCTACAAAAATCTTGATGAATTACAAAAACGTATATCATCCTTGACCAAACAGTCTAACCATTTACCAAATAAATTTACATCAGAAACAAATAAAATTCTTTTGATAAAAGATCTTAAAAAGAACAAAGAGTTCATGAGGAGATATACGAAACAGAATAAAATTCGTTTCATATCTTACAAGACTTATATTGCTAATACTTTTGACAAATATTGCGAAGAAAATCCATGTTTTCTTGATTGTTTAATAGATAAATTTGTCATCAATTTCTGGCGTTCTTCTGGTAATTGTTTTCCTCAATTGAAGTATGAATCATGTGAAGTTTCCAATAAATTATTAATTCAAGATTTTTGTGACAAAATGGAATATTTTTGTAAAAATATTAGTTATTTTGAACAGTATCAGTCAAGATCAAATGAGTTGGATTATATTTATAGTTTCTTAAGAACAAACAAATTTGGGCAACAATGTTCTCAAGTATCTAATTCTATCTTATTTTTGTTTTCAATAACATGTGGTTGTGACCCACAGAAGTTTAAATTGTTAATTGAGAAACATTGCAACAAGAGTTTGGTTTTTTATGACCGATTGGTTAAATTTTGGGAAAATAATCCTGCAATATTTTTTGGAGTAGAAGAAAAAACTAAGAAAATTATTGAATATTACATGACAGGCAAGATATCTTGACATCAGTCGTCAAACATGGTATAATGGTTGTTCACCACAAGGAGGTCATGTTATGAATAAGCGCAATTCTGATTTTTTCTATGAAGGTAAAATTGTTCCAACAACTCTTAAAAACTCTATCTACAAAATGGAAGATAGAAATGCACATAAAAATGTACATGGGAACGGACGATCTGTATTTGAAAATGTTATGACTGGTCTACTCGAAGAATTCATGTGCAAAAAGAATATATCTTTGGTAAAAATAGAAAAATTTGTAAACGAAAAAGCAAAGAACATTAAAACTTATGTCATGCATTTTGAGAACGATAAGGGAGAACAATTCAAATGCTCTTGCTTTGGGGAAAAGAATTCCATTCCCCTTGGCGCAACTCATATGCTGGCAACCTCAATTATTTTTACTTTTGCAGAATATGGATGCAAAATTTGTAATTACAAAGAAAGAGATTGCGAATTTTGTGATAGAACTAAAATTGAAAAAATATTTCCAGCAGAAAACAAATGCACAATTAAGCATAACATGAAAGAATTCATTAAAGTCTTTGGCAAAGATAGCGTTAAATCTATCAAAGACTTCTGTGAGGGATATTATGAGTATATCAGAGAAGAAAGCAGTGTCAAGGATGAAAACTATATAAATGATTATGTTCAAAAGCAATCATTGCCTCCAGAAATTCAAGAAGTTATTGAAATAGATCCAAATGTTATTCAGTACATAATCAAAATCGTTACAACTGTACTCGGAGAATATGCTAACAATAATAAAGATATTAGAAATATTATGTTTGAATACCAAAATGTCGAAAAAAGTTTTCTTGCAGCAATTCAGCAACTTCAAAAATATTACCATTTTGTAAAAATGATCAAAGAAAATCCAAATGATATTCCAGAAGAAGTTATGGAAAATCTTAGAGAAAAACATGATGAAGATGATGATCTTGACGACGAAGACGACGACGATGAAGGAGAATCATGGAAGGAAGACATTGATGACGCTTGACAAATTGGTTCAGATTTGCTATAATACTTGTGTGGACAAGTGAAACAAATTGTTCACACAATATGCCGCTGACTCAGAAATGGACCTGAATCCGCCTTCTAAGCGGACGGCGAAAGCCATGCGAGTTCGACTCTCGCCAGCGGTATTATTAATTTAAATCATAAAATTTAACCCATTTTCTGATTGCATTGTCTGAAACACCAAACATTTTTCCTAATTGTAAAAAATTATTTTTTTCTAAAAGTTGTTTCAATTCATCTCTTGTTGGACGATTAACTTTTCTTTTACTTGCAGCAGCACATTGAACAGAACAATGTTTCGTATTGTAAACATCAGTTTGACAATTTGGACAATTTCCTGTTGGTTTTAAAGTGTTAACTAATAATGGGTTAGCTTCTCTTGTTTGTGTCAATGAGGCATCTGGATTGTGTGTTTCTCTGTGACAATTGGCACAAAGAAGAGCGCATTTTTTAATTTCTTCAATAGTTTTATTCCATTTCATTTCCCTTGCTTTTACCCATGTCATTTCTTTAACTGATGGATCTAAATGGTGAAATTCCATTGCCGCATAGTTTTTGCAATACCCACAGATTACACACTTTCCTCCCATTAATTTTATTGCTTCCATTTTGCGATCTAGCCATCTATTTTTTTGTATTTCATACAAACAAATTTTGCAATAAGAATAATATTTTCTTTTTCCCTTTATCTCGTGAAAATGATTGACACATTTATATTCATTACATTTAATACATTTTCTTTTTATTTCGTTATTTTCTATTATTTGTTTTATCTTTCCTGTTTCTAATTTTTTGGTATTATGAGAACCAAATGGAGAACAATCTAAACAATATTTTCTGTTACTAAGATTTTTATCTTTACCATCTATCTTGATATGATTTGGAAAGTGACTTTGACATTTTTTACACGTTGGCATAACAAACTCCTGTATCTCAATTGTTTTGTTCTAACTACATATCCATCTGAGCAACATTTTAATTTAGTCAAGTTGAATAATTTTTTTGACAAAGGTGGGTGATCGTGTTATAATAATCGTGTTCGTTGTTCTGGTGTTAAGGAGTTTATTATGCAAGCACGACAAGGCGATATTTTCTTCAAGACTGTTAAGAATATTCCTAACAATTTGAAGAAGAAGACAGACAACATCCTAGCTTATGGAGAAGTCACAGGACATTCTCATAAGATCATGAGTCCTTCCATCTCCGAAATGCAATCTTTCGTAGATGAAAATGGAGATATCTATGTTCTATCGGAACATGAAGATATCAAGATCGGTCATGATGAACATGACGTGATCACATTACCAAAAAATGAATGGATTTGCGTATCACGTCAACGTGAGTACGATCCACTCGCAGTTGAAAAAGAACGTAAGGTTGCTGACTAATTAGGTTTTATTAACACAAAGGAGTATCAAGATGGCTGTTAAAAGGACTTTTTCCCGTGTATCACCAGAGAAGTCAACTGGTAGTAACATGGCTACCATTATGAATGAGTATATTGGTCAACCAGTTGCCATTCTATGCGCTAGATTCAACTACAGAGGCATCTTGAGCAAGGTTACTGACGATTGCTGCGTCCTTGCCCAAGCTCGTGCTGTAGAGTCTTCTGGGGCTTCTAGTTCCGAAAAGCCTAACTCGGAAGATCCAATTGGTAGTTCTGTAATCATCAGTTTGAATGCAGTAGAGCTGATTTATCAGCCAAATTGGGCTTATTTTAATTTAGATGATTGATGTATCAACAAGTTTCTGAAAACCACCTGTACTAATAATACAGGTGGTTTTTTGTTTGACGCTAATATCCTTTTTGTTATAATTTAATTACAAAGAGGGTTATTCTATGATCATGAAGCTGAACACATTTAGTTGCTCTTCAATTTGGAGCAATAGTAATCATAGATGCGTTTTTAATGGTAAAGGTTTTTCTGGTTGGAATTATCGTAAAAAAATATATGTTTGTGAATCTGGATGGTCAAAATTTACTACATGGAATTTATCTTGTTGTGGATTAATGAACTCATTGTGGTCATCTTGTTGGGAAGAAGAATCATGACAGAACAAGACATCATCTCCGCTGGATTTAAAGCTGAGAAAACATATGATCACTTAAATGATAAACATGATAAATGTTGGAGTTATTCAGAAAAAGATAGTATTGGTAGAAAGTTTTCTGTTATTATTAAATTTTGGAGAACCAGTAAATATAGTACACCAGAAAGAATCATTCCTGATGGATATAGTTTTGATGGATACTTCAGAGACAAAGACGATCAGCACTTCGTAGTTACTATGAGTAAAGATTTGCAACCTGAAGAAGTAATTAAATGGTGCAAAAATTTACACGAAAAGTTTGGTTGTGGATATGTTACAAAGTTTGAATAAGGGATATATAATTTAATGAGGTAAAATTATGAATGAAGCTTGTTGGGAAGGCTATAAGCAAGTAGGAATGAAAAAGAAAGGTAATAGAACTGTTCCAAATTGTGTTAAAAAAAATAAATTTTCTTTTGCCGAATGGCTGAATGAGAGCGATGAACAGTATCAAGGCGACAGCAACCCGATGAGCAATGATTGGGTTGATACTTGGCATGAAGCGCAAAGACATGCTTTTTCTGGCGACATAAAATTAGCAGTAAGTATGATGAAAAAGGCTGCACAGCAGGCTCGGCAAGAAAGTCCGGGCGAAGCAAAATACTACTTGGGAACTGCGGCATGGCTATCTGGCGATAAAGCAAAATGTTTAGCAATGACAAAAGATAGTGATGTTGTCCAAACAGGTAATGACAAAGTCTTGCTAAGACTCTTGAACTCAAAAACGAGTAATTACCAACAGGCATATTCTCAGAATGAAAATGAAGAAGAGGTATTTCCAAAGAAATATGTAAAGGCTTTTGCTAGTTTACCTTGGGATTGGGAGGCTATGCAGCGTGATAAAATTGTACAGCCTTTATTTTTTTATTCACCTGAGCAGTCAGATGTTATGGAAGACTGGCAAGATAGCATCATAACATTGTTTAATTTGCTTGTGGAAAAAATACCTCGAAATCAATTAAGTGCAGTTAATCGTCACACTGGCAATAAACCAGATCAAGGTTTATTTTTGAAGAGACTCAGAAATACCAGTGATGTACAAGGTGAAGCAACTTGGTATGATAAAAAGATTGATCAGATTTATTGGAGCATAAAGAAAGTGGGTAAAACCCCAGAAGATTATGGTGGCAGAGATATTCGTTCAGAAATTACTATGGAATCTAACCATGATAGTAAATCCAAATATTCTGGATTGTTTCAGCAATGGGATGATATGGATCAATCTATGAGGAATGAACTTTCCAAGTCTTATACCGAAAAATATGGCACAGAATTCAAGCAAGAATTGTGGGATGCTAATCTGAAACAATTTATAGATAAGTATCAGACAACACCTGATGATGTGTTTGGCGATTCTAAAAGACTTACGCAGTTGAAGGAAATTTTACCGAATCTTGACTATAGTAAATTCTCTAAGAGGAATTGGGAGCAATTCTGGACTTTAGCCCAACATGCTGACAATGATGAATACTTGCAAAAGCAAGCCTTATCTGTCTTAGCAAGATATAAACAGAATCAACATTACTTAAATCTATTATGGAGAATTGCTAACAACAATGGTGTTATGGACCAATTATATCAAAAAGCTGGGATTCCGAAACCGACCACAATGGATCTAGATCAGTTGCCTAGTATCATGCAACAGATAGCACAGAAATTGAATATGAGTGTCAATCAATTGCACCAACATATTGCCCAGACAATTAAATAAATTACTATGGAATCTAACCATGATTACTAGAATAAATTCTAACAATCACATATATCATTTTTGGTTTAGAAATATATCAATTTCTAGATCATGGAATGATGATTATTCTTTCTCTGGTTTTACCATTTTTTCTGAACACCATCGTGGTCAAATCTGTTCTGGGTGGTGTTGGGCTTATAATGATTCTTAGATCAAATTCTTGTAATCATACTAATTGGTGTTGGTCTAGAGATATATCAATTTCTAGGTCATGGAACAATCATTGTTCTTACTCTGGATTTGGAATTTTTTCTGTCCTTAATGAATACATTTGTTCTGCATGTTGGTCATTTAATGAATGATCACATTGATTTTTTGCCGTTTTTATGGTATAATTAGGGCAGAGGTGATGACATGATCATTAGATCAAATATATTTATTAAATCCAGAGAATGGTCTGGATCGAGAATGATGTCAAACTGGAGAGATATTGATTCTTTTAGGCATGTTCGTTCTACATGGTGGATTTTTGGAAAAAAATTAACTAGGTCGATGCCATGGCGTTGGTCTATGTATTGGGATGGTGATGGTTTAATATAGGAGTATCTCATGGGACTTGATATGTTTGCTTATTCAGTTAAAAAAGAAGATGTTGTTGAATTGAAAGATATCAATCCAGTCTTTACAGAAGGACTTGATAAGAATGAGCTATTTTACTGGAGAAAGCATCATGATCTTCATGGATGGATGAAAGAACTATTCTTCAAAAAGAGTGGGACAGGAGAGTTCAATTGTGATTATGTTATGCTTACTTTAGAAGATTTAGAAAATTTGGAGAAGAATGTTAGAGAAGGTAATCTTCCTAATACAAAAGGGTTTTTCTTTGGTAATAATCCTCCTGACAGTAAATCAATTGAAAATGATATTGATTTCATTTATCAGGCTAAACGAGCAATAGGTGATGGACTTTATGTTTTTTATACTAGCTGGTGGTGATGCAAATGAATAAATATTACTTTTTATCGGGTCAGAACTTTAATGACTTTCGATTGTTGGATTATGTTTTCCCAAATCTCAATCAGGCTGAAGATTTTGCTACATCTAACAATTATAAATTGTTCTTGACAGCAGAAGAGGCTACCTCCTATATTAACCAGAATGTATATAATACAGAAGAAGGCGAAGCAGGATGGGTGTCGGAAGGCTGATAAGGTGACATATGTTCAAAACTGGAGAATCTTGTTGCAGAACTTTTGCTGACAACCGATGGGGGTCTTGGTCTTGGTGGAATAATTCTAGGTCTTGGTGTTGGTCTATTCCTTGGTCTTTTTCTAAGTCTTGGAGGAAAAGTATATGATTCTTAAACATAATAGCTTTTCCCAGATTGAATGTTGGGCTGTGTTTTACTCTGGTTCTGGTTCTGGTTCTGGTTCTGGTTTTAAGTCTAAGTCTTGGTCTAACGCCATGTCGTGGTCATGGTCGTGGTCTAGGTCTAGGGCTTGGGCTTTTTCTAAGTCTTGGAGTAAAAACATATGATTCTTAAATCTAATGTCTTTTCCCAGACTCAATGTTGGGCTGGGAAAAGCGACTGGTCTAATTCTTGGTCTAAGTCTTGGAATAATACTTGGTCTAAGTCTTGGTCTTCTAATTGTGATTGGTCTTGTTATTCGGTTTGGTTTAATTATTGGTCTCGGTGTAATTCTTGGTCTAAGTCTTCGTCTTATTCTATGGCTTGGAGGAGAAGCATATGACATTAAAAGCATTTTGTGATAAACCTTCTAGATGTTGGACCAAATTTTGGTCTCATAGGTCTAGGTCTTGGTTTGGATCTAGTTCTTGGTCGAATTTGAAGTCTACATGCAGATCTAATTTTTGGTCCAGAACTATGTGTGAGTCTTGTTGTTGGTTTAACGGTGATTCTTGGTCTTCGTTTAGTGGAGATGAAATATGATATTCAGAACATCTTGGTCTAAGAATGGGTCTACATCTTGGAAGAAGAATTGGTATTCTAATTCGTCTTGGAATAAGACTTGGTTTTGGAACAGTTCTAGGATTTGGCAATTCATTAGTAAGTGGACTATATCTAGGACTGGGTCTCTGACTAGGTCTTCGTGTTTTTGTTCTCATGTTTCTGATTCTTATTATAATTCTGGTGAAGCTCGTGATTTATTTGGTTATCAAGAATGATATTCAGAATAAATTCTCTCTGGGTGAGTAGATTGAACGGCAGATTTGTTTTTTGCTTTGGTGCCTGTGATGGTTCATCTAGTAGGTCGTTTGTCCAATTTGCTTGCGCTTCTCGCACTTGGGACGATATGACTTTTGAAGGATATGATCTTTAAAAGGAGTTAGCGATATGAAGTACACTGTAAAGATTACATCGACGCAAAAAAACACAATTGATGTGATTGCAAACAATCGACATGAGGCTCTCGAAAAAGCCGAGGAAACTTTAAGACATGCTGAGGCTAATCAATACAAGACTGAATTGGAAAGCATTGCTCATGTGATCCTGATCGAAGCAAATGGGTGTGAATGGACCTATGAGCAAACACCAGATTCCAAAGTCTGGCAGAGGAGCTTTGAATAATGATCTTTAAAAGAAACAATGTGATGTCATGTGCCCCTTTTAAAGGATTTTATTCCTTTATCACATTTAGTTTTGATGTATTGTGCAGATCTGATCATGGTCGTTTACAATTTCATGATGCACATGTACACGGTAGAAACAGATCTGTTCATTGGAACAATAGTTTTAGAAGTAGTTGTTTGTTGAGGAAAGAAAATGAACGTGTGTATTAAAAGTGTATCAGATAATTACTGCTGGTCTGCTGGCAGGTCAAGTTCTGTTTATTTCAGAAGACAGATAAATACATCCGATTTATGGTCAATGAGTTGGTTTTGTTCTTGGTCTATGTTCAAACCTTGTTCCTTTCATTGGACCAAAAGACATGCCTTTTCCATGCATTGGAATAGGAGCGAACAAACAGCATGACAAGAAACATATATTACATTAAAATGTCAAAATGCTGGAACAGACGCATGACACATTATGCATTTGGCAGAAACGAACAAGGAATTAGCTTAGAATGGAAGATGGTGTGTCCGGTAAGCTTTCCTGATTCTTCCAAATGTTGGAAGATTAAAGAAGAAGAACCGCAAGTAATTTATTGAGGAGTGAAACATGAAAGGTTACAATCATTATCTATCGTTATATAGAGAGACCGACAAGAACAGTTGTCACAATTATGGATATATATATGAAACGCTTTTGAACCAATATGAGCAAAAATTAGTTAATTTTTTAGAAATTGGGATATATTCAGGTGGATCTACAAAATCTTTTGAAGATTTTTTCCATCCTGATTCAAAAATAATTGCTGTTGATGTAAGTTTTTCAAAACTTGTGCATAAGTTCGGACCATGCGTTTTCCTTATTGAAACAGATGCATTTAAAAAAGAATTTATAAACACATTAATGCAAGATCATGGTGAATTTGATATCATATTGGATGATAGTATGCATTCTTATGCATCACATGATTTTCTTTTGACTAATTATGTTCAATTGTTGAAACCAAATGGGTTGATGATAATCGAAGACGTAACTTATCCAGAAAAAGATTTGAAAGAACTTTGTAGAAAACACAATTGTTTTTATATTGACAACAGATTCAGTCTAACATATAAAAGAGAAAGTAATCCAGTAGATTACGATGCTTCATTTGTTATTGTTAAACACAAGAAATACCAACAGGGGTAAGCAGACATGAGAACTCTTCAGACTCTTAATTTTCGGTCTTTTGCTAGTCTTCTGTGTTTTTCTACACATTGGACTGCACACCGTTTTTGGTCTACAAAAAATGATTTGCCTTGGTCAAGGCACAGATCTCCGTTTTCTATGGGTTATCAAGCTCCGTGCAGATGTTGGAGTAAAAATATTTAAAGCCATGTTTATTAACAGTCCTAATTTTTTTAGATCATTGTGGATTGCTAGACAATCCTCCTCCCTTTGGGGAAATCAACATTATTCTAAACCAAGATATTATCCACCATTTTCAAGATACATATGGAAAAATTGTTCTTGTCAAATGTGGTTGCTACACCAGTCAAGTTCAGAAGTATTCTACTATCTGAAAGGGAAATCATAAAATGTTTAGATCGCAGGCTTCATCTCGTTCGTGGAACCTTGATAGCTCTTACACAAACAAAGGCATTCTTTATTGTAAGATTTTTACAAAAAATAGTCATGTTAATGCAAGAACTAATTCACGAATGAATCTTTCCTTCTGCTGGAAAAATTATAACTTTTATAGTTTTTGGATTACTCAAGTTTAGCACTTCCATACTCTTAAAGATGTTTTTTTAAATATAAAATTGCTTGTTCTAAAATTTCAATATTATCTTTGAAATTTCCAAGACCTCTGTTGCAATGACTGCAAAGCATTCCTCTGAATTTTTCATTTTCGTGATTATGATCCATAACCAATGAATAAAGTTTACCCAAATGTTTATTGTTTCTCGACCCTGCAAACTCATTTTCGCCGCATATATCACACTTATCTTGTTTTTTTAATTCTTTAACTTCATCATCAGATAGTTGCCCTCTAAATTTGCCTCTATTTATTTCACTTCTGTAATTTGCTCTACAAACTCTGCACCAACTATCTAAACCATTTTTCTTTTTATTGTGAGGGGGGAAGTGAACCAAATCAGAAGGTTTTTGCAATTTACATTTGGTGCATATGCATACTAACATTTATATTCCCCCTTAATTACATCAATCGTTTGTTTTTAGCACTTGCACTTCCAAACTCTTAACGCTGCTCTTTGTTTGCTATTTGGATCGTTTCTACTTTTTTCTGTACCAGCTTTACACATCCTTGCACAAAATGATTTTCTTCTTGCTTGAGTTTTCTTTGACATCTTCTTAACGCCGCCCTTGCGTTCAGCTTCACGTTTGGTCTCAATGCCAGCATGAATGCCAAGTTTCTTAGCATAAGATGGTTTCAATCCACCTTCTGGATGGTTTTTCTTTGAATTGTAGCCCTTATAAGGCTTCTTAGCCTCATTAAGCATTTCTGCATCTCGTTCTTCTAACCATTCATAAAAGTTTTTCATAATGATTATTTATGTTGCATTAAAATAATTTTATATTTTTTCAAACAAATAATTTAAAGATATAATTGGTGACAATACACGCCATAAAGTCAAGTTAGTATAATATCCCGACTTGACAAACCAATCATTTTCAGGTACAATGTACTTAGTAATTCACCCAACTGATTAGGAGTAAAGCAGTGAAGAATCAAGGATTTGATGCTTGGAAAGCACGATTGGATTTTTTCTCTACAGAATATCCATTTGGTCCAATTCAACGGTTCACCAACGAAGAAGGTAACCTTCACAAAGATGATGGTCCTGCCTATATTACACCAACTCGTATCACTTGGTATAAAAATGGAAGAAAGCATGGTCTAGATGCCGATAAATGGGGAAGCATTAGTTATTATTATGAAGGTGTGAGAATTCCACCACACTTTTACACCAAACCAGATAGCTTGACAATAACAGAAGTATTAGCTCATCCTAATACAGAAGTTAGATATGTCGGCATTAAGATTGTTGGAATGGATAGAGTGTTAGATAGTGAAAACACAACTATCATCCACAAAGATAAAAAGAAAAATCAAATACTTTTTCAGATAAAAGGCATATTTGAAGAACCAGTATCTTATGTAAAAGTTGTTAATTCAACACAAGAACCAGATGGTACATACAAAGATTACTATCTTTGTGTTCCACCAACTGTTAAAACATGCCAGCAAGCGGTAGCATGGACGTTTCGATTAGAAGAACAAGAATATCAACCGGAGCAAGAAACATGATTAACAAGTATCAAAATATTCCAAAAGATACAGCTTGGCTTACATCAGGTTGTTCTTATGATTTTGGTTCATTAAACCAGTCAACTGTTTTTAACATAGCAATAAATTGGACATATATTTCCACATGTTGGAAAAATATCTATCGTCGTAGCACTTTGTTCAGTAAAAATCAGAACTGGTCACACAAGACTTCCTTTTTTGCAGCATTGGATCAATGATGTGGTACACTAAAACCAAGGATGGATATGTCTATACAACAAATGATTGTGTAGACATCAAGATAGGAAGAGAAAACAAAAAATATTCTCTTCGTATTGCTCAAGAAGAAACAAATCGTAGAAACTTAAATCCAGATGCCAAAGGATTAGAGTTTCCTAAAAAAGACATATTCAAAATGACAACGTACTTCTCCAGAAAATTAGCCAGCAGGTTCAAAGAAAAATATAAAATTAAATTAGATTTAGAAGAAACTAAAAACATTGCTTTGCATGTTTATTGCAGTTGCCAGAAATACTTCATCCCCGGTGAAGTATTATTTATGACCTACTTCTATAGATCGTTTTTCAGAAGAATGTACGAAGTCTATTTCAGAAAAAACAAAAGGAAAAAAAATAATTACAAATTGATTACAATTAACGACAAAGTAATTAGTAAAGCCAAACATTCGACTCTTAGAAAAGAAAAGGAAGAAGTTGTGTTTTCAGTCAACTTCAATATTTTGCCAGTTGAACATAGGCAAATAGTCATAGACCACTATTTGAATGAAAGAAGCTTTCAGAGTATTGCTGATGAACTCGGAGTCACAAGACAACGCATCCAGCAGATAACAAAAAAGTGTATAGAAAGGTTAAGGGACCAATTTGAAGAATAGAATTATTTTTTTGAGAATGTGTCTGCTTCCATTAAACATTTGGGTTTTTGGAGGAATTATTGTTGATGCAGCCGTATGCCAAATTATTGCATACAATGAATTAACAGAAGCAAAAAGAGAACGTAGTAGAGATGTAATGCGACAATTAATAAAATATAAAAATGATATTAATATAAAAGCAAAGGCAATGATGGAGAAAGAAGGGTTGAAAATTGAAGAATAATTTATTTTGGTTTTTAATTGGTATAATTATAAGTTATTTCACTTACCCAATAATTGTTTGTGAAATTAAATATCAAATTGCACTCCATGGTAAAAATATCTCTATGGACATGGTTCGACATTGACAAATGACGTTAACAATGGTATAATGGTGTTTCGTGGGAGGTAGTCATGGCTAAACAAAAAAAAGAAGTTTCTCCTTTGAATGAAAACCAAAGGAAGTTAGTAGAAGATAATATTGCATTAGTAGAATGGTTCCTTAAAAGGACTCCAAAAGGTGTTTATTTTCGTGATGAGGAAGGATATCGGCAAGAGCTTATGGTTGCATTAGTTGTAGCGGGATCTACTTATGAACCAACTAAAGGTTCCTTTTCAGGTCATGCTGCTTGGCAGATGAAAGGTGCCCGATCTTTATGGATGCATAAGAAACGATATCATAGAAATGTTCTTGACTTTGAAACAACTATTGTAGTTGAAGATGATCAATCTCCAGAACAGTTCATTGTAGATAAAAAGAGAAATGATAGGGAAATTGAAACATTTCGGGAAGCATTGAGTAGTTTATCTTTACAAGATAGAATTTATTTGCCAGAATCCAAAAAAATGTTCCTTGACTATGACAAGGAACTTGAGTATAATGGACCCAACAGTAATAATATGAGGATTCAATTGGAAAGTGAATCCCTGCTAAAACTTATAGCAGTTTTCAAAGATCTTTCGGTATAACCTAGTCAGAGAAAATAAACGGAAAATGTTTTTTTATGGTGTTTTTGTTTCCACAAGGAGGATTTGATTATGTCATGGAAGGTATTGATTGTTGCTGTTCTGTTCGCTACCCAATCTTTCGCTGCTGGCGGTCTTTCCGCTCAAGCATCTGCGAATGCTTCTGCTTCAACTGGCAGAATGGCACATAGAGGTGGTAATTTCGCCTATGAAGGCGTTGGTTTTAGCACCCGATCAGCACAGGACGCAATACATAATTGCTGTTTCTGGGGCAAGCGGACTCCAGTAGAGATCGCTGTGTCAAGAGGACGCAACGGTTGGTTCGCTTGTGTTCGTTATCGTTGATAATTAAGAAAAATTAACAATAAAGACCCCATAGTAGAAATACTGTGGGGTTTTTATATTAGAATTTATTCGAAAGATTTGTTATTTATAATTAATAAAAATCAACCATAACTTTGCCAATGTCAGCATATATAAAGTTAGAGGCAAAATATGAACAATTTTTTAGAATGGTTGGAACAAAAACATCCAGAATACCTTAATGAGAATCAGGGACTTGTTAAAGCAGGTGAATTTGTTGTAAAACATTTGGGTAATCTTTTCAGTAAATTTGGTAAAGGAATTCGCCCATCGGGATTCACCAACAGTGGCAGTTTACAGCCCAATTCAGAAGACTATAAAGAAAGAGAAAATGTTTTAAGGAATTATTTGCCAGTAACAAATGAAGATATAGACAATTTGCCACTTAGCGATGACAAGAAAGAAAAAATTAAGAAATATTACAATTTTACAAATATTTTTGCTGATACTTGGAGTTCTGGATGGTTATCTGATAGAACTCTTGCTGCATCACTTTTTCCTTTCAGTGATGCTAGGGCACAATGGCTTGCAGCGTCAAACGAATTTGAATTCATAAGAATTGAAAAAGGTTGGATACATGGTCAAAAAGCAGGATGGCTTTATGGCTCAAATATATGGTTTCGTCCAAAAACAGCTACCGAAAAACTTGCAGATGCCCGGCTAACTGTAAAACAATTGCAAAACAAAATTAAAGGATTGATTGATAAAGATCAAATGAACATGACACTTCAAGCAAAAAAAATATCTGATCTTTATTCCAGAGACAGAAAAATAACCCCAAATCCGTTAGATGCAGATATTGATTACAAGAATGATTTTGTTCAAAACTATGTTCCATTAGATCCAAAATATATTAATGATAAATACATAACTACTCAACCAAAGAAAGCTAAACTTGCTGTTAATTATTTGTTTAAACAAATGACCCATAATGAATTGATTAATAATCCTCTTGATTGGATTGGATCATTTGCGTCAACAGTAACAAGAGATGAGCAAGTGGCTTGGAAAGACATTAAAGATCTAGAATATAACGATAAAAACGATTATATAGAATGGAAGCAATTCGGCTACAGGTGGTACAGGACTAAAACTAAACAGGAAAAAATAGCCGATGCAACAAAAAAAATATCAGAATTAAAAGCACAAATGGGAGAACTTGAAAAAAAGGCTGACAAGTCAGTAACAGGATTGTCGGCGTTGACACAACTTGAAAAATATAGAGATGACTTAAATGATAAAGCCAATTCAATTGTTGAAAAAGAAAAAGAAATGATAAAATCAGGTAAATATATGCTTGATCAAAAAGGTGAATTATTAAGAGATCGTAACGGCAACCCAATTCCACTTAAAAAAGATACAAAGTCTAAGGATAGATATCCTACAATCGATCCAAAAGATGATATTTATAGATCAGAAGAGCCTCCAATAACTCCTAGACCTAGATCTGAATCTGAATCTGAACCTGTAAATCCTTTCAAGGTTCTTCCGACACGACCCGCTTCTAAAAGACCTGCGGGAAGTAGTACAAAAAATAACAACAACCCTTATGCGAATAGGAGATAAATTATGAATATTAAAGGTGAGTTTTCAAATTGGCTTTACAAGCGTGATATTGGATTCCTCATGTCAGAGCAAGACGTGGATGCTCTGCCAGATTTCGATATGAATCAGGATATTGATGATCCAAGTGGTGGCGCACAAAAAGCAAAAAAAGAAAAAGAAGACGCAAGAAGAAGAAGAATGTCCGACGAGGCACAAAGCCAACAACAAAAGGCACAACAACAACAACCACAACAACAACCACAACAACAAAAGGCACAACAACAACCACAACAATCACAATCACAATCACCACAATGGCACCCGCCACAACCATATTCCCCGCCAAAGCCAGAATCACGATTAAAACCAAAAAGCGACGCTCTTAGTAAACTTGAGAAATATCGAGATGACATAACAAAACAAGCCAATTCAGCTAACACTCAAACACCAGCACAACTAGCATCAAGACAACCAACGCAGACAAATAGAGGGAATAGTCTATCTCCTTCTACAAGGACACCATCATCAACTAACCAGAGTCCTTATGAACAATCTCAATCTCAATCTCAAAGTTCAAACATAAGATCATCTTCACAAATTTTACAAGATCCTTGGAAGGAATAAATTTAATTAAACAATATATGAAATATGGGATCATATTTCATATATATAGTAATAAAAAGAGGACAAGTAAATGCGTAACAAAAAAAACTTTTCTAGTTGGTTATCATCAAAAGGTGTAGAATTCATCGTTTCTGAACAAGCTCCACAACCACCAGTCGATGCAAAACAACAGGCAATAGATGTTGCAAATAGACAAAGAAATGGACAAAATGCCAATGCTCCAAAAAAGACACTTGAACAACAAGCAAAAGAACAATATGGGCACCAGTTTTTAATAAATCGTAAAGAGAGAGGATATAGGGCATTGGGACACTACTTTCGTGGAGAAGGTTATATTGTATTGTTTGATGAGAGAGAAATGAAGATGACTGCTTATAATAATGATTGGACACCTACAAAGAAGGTTGTTAAAATGGAAAACAATCAATATTCTGGTTTTATAAAAGCAATCATGAAGCTTCATGAAAAGCTTAATAATAATAAACCACTTATTTTCAGGGATGTTCCCGGTTATCAGTTACAACCATTTGAGGGGTGGTACGATAAAGAAGAACAAGCGGGTGGAATAATGTCGGACCAAGTGTTTATTTCCAAAGTAGCATTGTGCAGAGCAGAAGTATTACGCATGTATGTTAGAAACAGCAATATAAAGTACATTGTTGCAGAATTAATACCAGATGAAGAGTGTTTCAGAGATAGAGTCAGATAAATAATTTATTAGGCAGAACATGGAGAAGAAAATGAGGCATTACAATGTATGATAATTATGTTTTTGGTAATTGGTTATTAAAGCGTGATGGACGATTGTTTGCTGAACAAGGAAACAATCAACGCTCAACTGCAATAGTTGGAATTCCAACTGCCAATGATTACAAAACATTAAAACAATCAAAGTCAATGACAAGTCTCCAACCTAACCAATATTTATTGCAAATAAAAAACATATCTGCTTTTGACCTGTTAAATGCGACAAGAGTCGATAAGGCAAAATTTCAAAATGATTATCAAAACATGCAATCAACTCCTG